TCTTGACGGAACTGCACTTGGCCTCAAACATGGAATACATGGCACGAACCGCCTCGTATGTGGGTCTGTCCTCCTTCTCCAGTCGCTCATTCACGGCATCGTGTATCTTGTAAAGCCAAAGGGTTAGGGTCTTTCTGGACTTCAATACATCATCCGTAAGGGAAAGGGGACCTCCCTTTGTCAAACAATATTTGGAATAACTCTGCCTACAATAGACGCAAGGAAGGATAGAACACAAAGTCTTGAAAAAATTTTTAAAAATCCTTCTCGTTGCGGGGTTAGGCCTGTCCGGATACGAAAAAGTTATTGTGTGCAAAAATACCCAAGCAGCTGGGCCCCACACAGATGTCTGAAAACCCCTCCTATCGGTTGGTTTAACCATACTACTATTTAAGAAGATTTAACTTGGCGACTCATCTCCCTGACCAGAGATTTAAATGCCTTTTTGCGATCCTTTATCACCCACTCGATTGCCTTCCTGTGCTCAACTACACCATACTTTTTGGCGTTTGACAGAATCCTTTCGTATTCGGCTATCTCCCCCTTCATTTCACCCATCCTCTTGAGCTTGATACTATCCTTCAAGCTCATTTTAGACGACTTGGTTGTCTTCATTATTTATAATAAACAAAAAAAGCTTTAATATTGATATGCTGAGAAACTACTTTTACGGATACCTCGAGGAAAGGATGCTCAAGGAACCTCCCGAAGCGGAATGGATCGCCGGACTGTATCGGGATATAAAACAACGCCTTCTTGCGATTCTCCCAGATGATAGCGAATTCAATCAAAATGTGGAACAATCCCTTGACGTGGATCTCTTCAAACAGATGGTGGAACACAACGCCCTCGATGCAAGGGACCTGATTAAAATTTCCAATTACACCTTCACAAAAGTATTGGAATTATGCCATCCCTACAGGGATTCCGATGTGGAAGGGAGGAGGAGGATGGTCGAAGAATACATCAAAGGAGATAACCACATAAGAAAATGCATATCCCTTTACATTCACTACATAAACATATCACTGGACGAACTATTTGAAGATATGGAAGATAGTGCGCCAATACCACCACAAAGTGAATATTGTTAAATGGTAATATGGAAACTTACGATCTTAATTCAGGGGGATCCGGAGGTACTGCACTCACCTACAACCCAAGCATTCCAGACAACGGCGCAGGGACAGGACTGAATGTTCCAGTTCAGGATAGAAACAAAGCAAGAACTACAGGTTACGATTCGCAGAGGGAAATGGTTGACCGTAAAAATAATAATGGTAAACAACAGAATACTATGCTTAGCAGTATGTCGTTTTCCACGCCCATCGAAGAACTAGGCTACGACGAACCCATGGAGGAACAAATGTTCGCACCCCAGTCCTCGGTGGCTCCCCACGAGATGCTCTCCCAAAAGTCCCAGTATCAGCGTCCTACGCACCAAGAGGAAAAGGAAGTCCTCCCTCCCCCGCCACCGGAGAAGACCTACCCTCTGGGTCTGACCAAGGATCAATTCGAGGCCATAGTGCTGGTGGCCCTCGTCTCCATCATCTTCTACCCCCTCGTTCAGTCAAAACTCTCCATCTACGTGCCGAACTTCATGGACAAGGAGGGAAACAGAAGCGTTCTCGGGCTCGTCGCAAGCGGTGGAATAATCGCATTAGGGTTCTTCCTCGTGAGAAGATACTTCAACTAATAAAATTAATAAATTAACAATTCTTTACAATAAATTCAAATTATTCTAAAGAATTTAGTTCTCCGGCTGGGTTTCGATCCCAGTACCTTTTCCTTAACAGGGAAATGCACCTCCTATCGTGCTCCCGGAGAAACTTGATGTGATTGCTCACACTACTAGTCTGGACAAATTTTACGATAATTTAACGCATTTTGAAGAGGTAATACGATGCCAGAATGATGGGCATGGGTCCCATGATACAACAGGCAGGTGCTATGGCGATTAGGACCTTTACCTTATTCACGTCCGTATTAGAGAAATCCAACATACAATAAATTAACAAACTAATTTAATGGTATCGGGTTATGGCATGAGTGTGTGGCTTGTTCCCCTAAGTCATAACATATATCGGAGGGTCTATAAAATGAAACACATCCCCCACGTGACAATCTCCACCAATCACGAAACAGTGCCGGATATATCCCACCTCCAAAAATACTACGACCTCGTTCACTTCAGGGACATTTCGAACATCCCAAGACAATACGAGGTGGACCCGCTCCACTCTGTGGGTTTCACCTGCCTCATCGACGGCTTGAGGACCCCCCACATCCCCCACATGAGCGTGAGATACGAACGAACAACCTACCCATCATACGATGACATCACCGTGGAGAAACCGGAAAAAATACTGGCAGAGGTAAGGATAGCCAACACAACATCCCTAAATCCAAGCGAATGGTTTTTAATTTAATATCATTTTATAGTATATGAACGTCAGGTTTAATGAAAATGTGAAAAGAGAAATTGTTAAAAAACTAAATAGCAGTAAAAATAAAATTCTTAACAAACAAGCAGAAAACGCATTAGTAACACAATTAAGCACAAAAGAATTTATTAATTTTTTAAAAATAATTTTTTTTAGGAAAAAGAATCTTGTGAATAGTCTTATAAAGAAAGCTATTAATAAAATACCGATAACTAACAAAGAAATTGAAAATCAACAAAATCTTGAATTTTTGAGAAAAATAATTGAAAAATTTAATCGTAATTATGCGGAAAATAAAAGATATATAACTTCGCCATATGTTGGAAATCAACTTAGAAACTTAAATAAGTATTTAAAGAAATGAAGCCCCTGTAAACTACAAGATGGCCTTTCTTCCTATTCTCCGTAATCGCGAATTTTTTGATCTGCTTGACACCACCACCAAGTTTCTCAACGAGATTCCCCTTGTTGAGAAGGACTTCGTTCATAAATTATCAAACCGATACACCTATCGCAAATCGGGTCACACCGACGAGGGGTTCGAGGTGATCGTCCACCTACCCGGAGTGGGGAAGGACAACATTAATGTGGAACTCCTGACAGAGGACCGTCAGGTTTCCGTGGCTTGGCCGGAGGATCAAGAGCTGGTGTTCAATCTTCCGGACAACGTGGATGTTTCGGAGGAGGGCTATAAGGCGTCCTATGTGGATGGCGTTCTCAAACTCGTCTTTTCCAAAAAGAACCCCTCGGCAAGTCGTCGTTCCCTCAATATTAACTAAAAAAGCACACCCCCCATGCCACCAAAGCATCTAAATACATTGAAAGATGTTGCGTAGAGTCTGGCGGTTCTCGTGGTTGGTGAGTTTAGCAAATTCAATTGGAACATCTGCTTTGATATTCTACTCATGTTGATAGTTCCCGAGGGATCATTCCCTATCTTTTGACCCACATTAAACACATGTATTTTGTAGCTAGGTGCTTGTGTGTAATGTTCATAAAGTTGAATGGCCATGGAATTTATTCGGTCCAAATCAAAGTAAAGGGAACCGTTCAAAAACATTTTCCACTGGTCCACCTGATCGTTTGAAAAGTGACTATACGAGGGGGAATTCCTTGAAGAGTAGTCAAATACGCCCTCAGTTTCAGAATCATTTTGGACCACCAAGATAAATTCCTTCACGGGATTCTTAAAGTCCGTAACAAAGCGAATTTGACGAAGTTCGCCTAGGGTCACCCTTGCCACCTGGGACTGAACAATCACGTAGTCAAGGGGCCTTCCCAAAAAGAAGTTTCGGTGGTCGTCTTCCAGATAGATGGACTGGAGGAACATTTCCACTTGGGGAAGAATGACGTTGGGAATTTCATCCTGCCTTCTAAGGTATATTCTAACCTGAAGGGAATGCCTGTTAAGGGCCAATAGGGGGAAGGAATTGCGATACCCCTTGCCAAAAAATGGAAGTTCCACCATGAAATTCTTACCGTTGACGCTGTATCCGTAACCATTTTCGGTGGAAGACCTCAAACATAGCGAGTTGTAGTTGTCACGGGTTCTCTGGTCGTCCGTGATATTGGATTGAATGGCAAGATACTCACCGGTCAGGGAAATGATGGTCTGCCCTCCCACCAACAACTCCATCTTATCGAGGAGGGCGTGACCGGCATCTTGGGGAATGGGTTGTGCTTCCACATATTTAAAATTCAAATAGAACCCCGTTATGATGTCACAAGTGTCGTTGGGAATAGTGCAAAATGCCTCTCCCCCGAAGCGAATGACAGAATCAAATGGAAGACGAAGCATCTCCGACTTGTAAATGGACCGTTTTGTGTATATCTTCTGGTAATATGAAATTTCGGGATTTCCGGTCAGGATGGTGTCTTGTAGTCCCTTAACGGCAAGCCGCATTCTATTAAGATGTGTTAAAAAAAGATTGGAAAAAATGCGTATTTACATTAGAATGAATGTTCAACTCAAAAAATTTGACCCCTCAACCATCCCAGATGATAAGGTCTGTGTGTTTATAGGAAAGCGAGGCACAGGAAAATCTACCCTCGTTACGGATATTCTCTATCACAAACGCTATCTTCCCGCTGGCGTGGTCATGTCCGACACCGAAGAGGGAAACCACTGGTATCAGCAATTCATACCGGATCTCTTCATCTACGGAGAATATGATAAAGATATAGTGGAAAAGGTAATCGACCGCCAAAGGAAGATGGTGAACCTCAAGGTTGCTCCCGGAAAGCCACCCCTCACCTCCAAGGACATCGGGTCCTTCATCCTCATGGACGACTGCATGTATGACCGAAAGTTCCTCAAGGACAGTTGCATACGCCAGTGCTTCATGAACGGACGCCACTGGAAGATATTCTTCATGCTCACGATGCAATACTGCATGGACCTAAGTCCCGACCTAAGGGCCAACGTGGACTACGTGTTCGTGGCGAGAGAAAATGTCATCCAAAATAGGGAAAAAATATACAAATCCTTTTTCGGTATATTCCCCACCTTCGACATGTTCAATCAGGTCATGAACGCCTGCACAGAAAACTATGAGGTCCTGGTCCTCGACAACACTTCAAAGTCCAATAGGATAGAAGACTGTGTATTTTGGTACAAGGCCAAGATAAGAAAATCATTCAGGGTAGGCTCTCAACAATTCTGGAATCTACACAAAAAGACATACAACACAAACAAATTGGGAAAAAAGACACAAGACCCCAACGAAGTCAAACGAAATAGGAACTCACAAGCCCTAAAGGTGAAAAAGTTAAAATAATTATTCAGGTAGACCTATAGTAAGTTACGGGCATCACAATAAAATGAGTCAATTTGAGACAGATGCCATCCACCTTTTTATAAAATCCCTAGGAACCGGAGCGATGCATAAAAAGTTGGCAGAGGGATTGGTGAAAAGTTCGAAAAACTGGGCAATCAAACACCTCAAACACTGGGATGTTCCTTATGAAGTTAAATCCATCGAAAAGGGAAAAGACAAAACGGGAAAGGACACTCCGTGGCTAGAGTTCGTCAAAACCCATCCAAGGGCGGTCTACATGGAAAATGGGAAATTTGTAAGGGTCAAAACAAAAACGCTGGAAAAACAACTCAAACTCATCGAACTCAAAAAGAAAAGGGTCATGCCAGAAGGGAAAAGGGAACTCGTGCCACCCACAGATATGAAAAAGAGAAATCTTTTGAACCTTTTCAGAACCAATCGCCTCCACGAATATGTCATGGATGATATCAAACGCATCAAAAGCGAAATAAACTACAACCAAATGAAGATAGCACAGTATGAACACTTCTTCAAACCGACCAAACACTTCAAACCAAACATCTACATCAATAGACCACCGGAATTTGAAGAAACCGTCAAGTTCGAGGTTCCCTTGAAAAAACGCATCGTCTATCGTCTGGTAGCCAAACACAAGGAAACCGTTATAGAAAAGTTGAAAGGGATTATGAAGAAACTGGAAAAAACGCGATCCATGGCCCACGAAAGGGTAGTGGAAATCACAAAAAATAACTACATGCGTTCTCAAGAACTGTGGAAAAGCATTAAGAATAGGGAACTGTTAGAAAAGGTATACAAAAAGAAGGAACACAAAAAGGAAGAATTTGAACTCGTGAATGCACTCTCCGAACACAACCTCGGCGACATCATGGTGGTGGCTCCCAAACCCTTCAAAACACAATTGGCCATTCCAAATGACAAAAGGGCCAATTGGAAAAATCCTTATTTTTTGAAACTATTTCGTTCAAGGGCGAGGTCCCTCCTCTATGCCATTCGCCACAACGATAAAACCCACTTCCTCGACAAACTCGTCACCAAGGAAATCAAATTGGGAGAACTACACGACAAGGAATACTGGGACATCATGGTCCAAAGGGAAGTCAAGGAGGAACCCGTAACCAGAGTGGAAGATAGACCGGACGGTATGTTCAAGTGCGTCAAGTGCAAATCGTGGAAAACGAGCTATGTGGAGAAACAGACCCGTTCCGCAGACGAACCGATGACCATCTTCGTCACCTGCCACTTCTGTGGTAATGTAATGAAAAGGTAGGACTTAAAGGTTTAATCTAATTCTTTTTTAGAAGATGAATTGTTCCCTTTGCGAACAACACATCCGATTTATACACCACACAAAAACCCGATGCGAACATCAACTCCACGATAAATGCCTTGCAGAAATCGCATTCCAAAAGGTACCGTGCACCGCGTGCAATAAGACCATCACGAGCAACGCAACCCTGCGCTATAACTTCTACGACGAACCGTGTCACGAATTCTGCACCAAGGGAAAGACACGGAGGAACATTAAACGATGCCCATTATGTGACGCAAAGGCATCCACGAAAAATATCATGACACAAAAAGAAACCGAAGAACTCATGGATAAAATAAAGGACCTCGATTACGAACAACGCGTCCCTCACTACCTAGACTACGGGTTCCTCGAAGAGGAAGTTCAACAACCCTCGCTGACCGATTCCGAGTGGGACTATATATTGTCGTGTCTAAACCCCAAAAAGGAAGAAGAAATTGATGAAACAAAACCAATTTCTTCAACCACAAAAAATAAAACATTCGTCATACCCGAACTAAAAACATATGAACCTAGGGAACTGGTAAAGGGCGAGCGCTATAAACCACCCTCTAAACATCGGAGACTAACGGAGGAATGCCAAGAACGCGAAGCTTCCTTTGAAAATCCTGTTCCTCGGCACTTGAAACAAAGGGTTCATGTCCACGGTTCAACAGAATTTGCCTTATTTTCACAATTTCCATCTTGCTAAGGGTCACCGATCCAAGAACATAGTCCTCATAAGCCTCACATACCACCGGAACCAAAGGCTTTATCAGTTCGTATATAGCAGTCGCATAATCCCGTATCTCCGATTGAGCATGTTCGTCCATTCGTAGATGCAGATAGTGTAAAAGATTTTTTAAGTTAATCTTCCAATAGAATTCCGTGTAAGTTGACAAAGGAAGATGTTCCCTCGCCGTCTCCCTCGCAACGCCCATCTTTAGCATGTCCCCGTATACCTCGAAAGCCTTCTCGCACGATGCCTTCTGTTCGCGGAGGAGCACCATGGCTTCGGGTGTCTCCAAAACGCCTTCAGACCCCTGATGATTTATACTCGACTGACCACGAAGGTCTTCCGGAACGTGAAATTCCTCCGACAACTCCGAATACCTTCCCGAGATCTCGTTGATAGAGGCCGTTCGGTGCCTCATGTGCTGACGGGCCAGGAAGATGGGCATCTTTATGTGAAATTTAAACTCCACCATCTCGAAGGGCGTAGAGTGTTCGTTCCTAAGGAGGTAACGGATCAACCCTCGGTCCGAACGCACACTCTTGGTTCCCTCCCCGTAAGAAACCCGAGCAGACTGAACGATGGCGTGGTCCAAATCTTCCCTCGGCATGGTATCCACCAACCTAACAAACCCGTGCCTGTGTATTTGTTTCATGATACTAACCATTTAGTTTCTAATCTCTAAATGGTTAGTTACCTGTTGCAATCCTTATATGCTTCTTACTAAACTTTGACTTGTCCTTATCCTTCTTTTTGGAATCCCTCTTGCGATCCCTATCGGACTGCTCACCCTTTGCCATTTAAATATATAGGTTTATTTGTTTTTAAATGGAAGTTTCCACAATATTGGTATGCGAATGCAATGGAAGGTCCTATCCTAATGGAACAGCCTTGAAACAACATCACAAAACAAACATTCACAGAGTGTGGGATCAGGAAAAACAAATAAAGGACCTTGGAATTAGAGCAACCCGACTTGAAATTGATAACATGCAATTGAAAAACACAATAGAACTTTTAAAAAAGAGATTGATTGAAACGGAACAAAAACCAAAGGAGAAGAAGGGAAGGAATATAATTCAAATATTATTAAACAAAAAGGAAAATAGTTAATCTCTCATGTCAAAATCCTTTCCCTTCTCCACATAGTAGTCCCAACGATAAAGGCCATGTTGAAGGACATACACATACTTATATCCAAAGGAACGGAACGCATCGGCCGCCAAACTTGGCTCGCTGGAAAATCGTTCGTTTGCATAGAATATAAATTCCTCGTCGAGGGTGGGAAGCATCCTTCCACGACAGGAAAATAACCCCAAACCTCGCGTTTCGAGTTTGAAAAAGGATTGCTTTAGCGTTTTCACCCTATACAATACCTCCCTTATATCCTCCCATGGAATGTTTATGGAATGCGGAAGTCTCTTTTTTACAAATTCTTGGTATGAATTTACATTTACAATCATCTTCTAATTATTATAAATATATTTTATCTGTTCAATATAAAGATATGACCAGGGTGGCAATTGAATACGTGATACTTCAGAAAAAATTGAAGAAAGATATGAAAGAATTACAGGGATATATAAATCAGATTAAAGATATGGAAAAATGGCACAAACAACGGATATCCGTTTTAAAAGGACCAAGCCCCTTTTCAGGCACGCCGAGTAAGACAGAAAGGAATATATTAAATGCCGAATATGAAAATATAAAGAAACTAGCCAACAAGATGATCAAAGAACGTCGCTCACAAATGAAAACATTAGCAAATATCTATAAGCGGAAAAAACATAACTCAATCATCCAACTAGTGACGATGAGTAAATTGAATTAAAAATAAATTTATCTGTTCAATAAAGCCACGGAGACGAACCTACCCATAATATATACAAAAAAACCCAATAGGGATAAAGATACCACGATTTGCCACATCTTATCATTTGGGAATAGATATTTTTTTGCCAATCATCGCACCTCTCTCTTCCCATGAACAGTCCACGGACTTTACTTGGTATTCGTTCATGTCATCGTCCTCGCATAGCCAAGTGGGCGTTCCGTCCTCGGACCTCTCCACCCCAACGATCTCCACCTCAATCTCACACTCCCTCTTCTTGTAAATGCAGTGCATCGAACGCCTATCCAAAAGATACTTACCCGTGGGCTTCCTAAGCACGACACCTTCGTGACCCTCTTTCAAATACTTCTCGTAATAGAAATCCACGTCCCTTGAGTGCTTCTTCACCATCTCCACCACCTCTACATTAGGCGGAAGGGTCTTCGTTAGAAGCTGTTCGTAACGGTGAATAAATGGTCTGTCCAACTCCGTCAACTTGAAGTAATCAAAGGCGTATCTAACCCCATCACAAAGACATACATCCAGAAATTCACCCTCATCCCCAAACTCCACGAGAAGACGCTCGCCCCTAACCAACGGCTGAAAACATACAACACCGTCAAGGGCATAGGGATAATACTTATAGGAATTACTCAACATGGGTTTCAGTTTAAAATCCTCCCTAGGTTCGGTGGCCATCAAATACCCCTTGTCCACCATGTCCCTCCACATACACGCAGCCTGTTCGTCGAGGGACTTTCCCGTTTTCTTCTTGAATATCGTTTTGTGATATTTACCAACTATACCGTAGGTGATCTTCAATTGTCCATCCTCCGGACAGACCCACCACATGTGGACACCCTTGTCGTCCCTGTGGTAAAGCCATGGGAAGTAAGTCATTATAGTTTACTAAAACAAAGTATAATAACAACCCGAATTATTTATTTAACTAAAATTTCAAACACCCGTTGAACCGAAACCTCCCACACTTCTTTGACCATTTCCCTCCACGAAGGAAGGAACCGGAAGCTCCTCGGGTCCGGGCGAGGTCTGGATTGGAATCTGTGGATAAAGATTGGGATCCTCCACCACGGGAACATGCTCGTAACGCTCCAAAATCAACTGAGCAATCCTATATCCCTGACGAACGTGGAAGGGACGATTTCCGTGATTGAAGAGAACCACCCTAATCTCGCCCTCATAGTCTCGGTCAATCACCCCAGCACCCACCTCGATTCCGTGCTTAACGGTAAGTCCCGACCGACTCGCAATACGCGCATAACACCCATCGGGAATCTTGATGCGTATTCCTGTGGAAACCACGAAACGCTTTCCCTCGTGGACAACACAGTCCGAGCAAGCATAGAGGTCATATCCAGCAGATAGTTCCGTCCCTCGGGTGGGGATCATAGCGTCCGTATGCATCTTCTGCACCACCAGTGTGTTCATTGTTTAGTGATTATTCCTCGAGGCTACTCTTTAAGTGGAGTATATAATACGATCCAGATTATAATATTCACATAAGTCGCGACACTTAATACACGGACGAGAAAGCCTCAACTCGTTTTGATTATTGGTTCTCACGACCAATAGGGTACACTTCTTGAAATCCTTCTTGGAAATCCTCTTCCTCGCATCAATTATCGCAGAGGCCTCCGAGTGAATGCTCATAGAGGCGTGACTCTTGTCGTAATAATTGTATCCCCTTCCCACAATCTCACCATTCATCAAAACAACCGCCCCGTGCTTGTGCATCAAGTTCGACAAACGCGAAAGACGCTTGCACTCGTCAATGAACTCCTCCTTCATCTTAAATAATTTTGTGCGCTATTGTTAAAATGGCCAACTCACCCAGAACTCCAAGTAGGAATATGAACCCCGAATTAAAGAGTCTTATTTCCAGTCTCCCAAGAAATATGCGATTTTTGATTTTGAAGGCACATAAAAATTCATACAATCAAAAAGCACCAAAGAAGGCGAAACGAGGAACTAGTATCACCAAAAAAAATAAGAATTCGGTAAGAAGGACACTGTTTTAAATAAACGGTTAGTTTAATATGTATAATGAAAATACTTGTCACCGGCGGGTGCGGTTTTCTGGGAAGTCATCTCGTGGATAGACTTCTGGAGGAAGGTCACCATGTCACCGTCGTGGACAATTATTATACGGGGAATTTGAAAAATATATCCCATCACACCTACAACGAACGCTTCCAGTTTGTATTAAGGGATGTGTGTGAACCCCTAGACTTTGATGTGGATAGAATATACCACCTCGCATGCCCAGCAAGTCCCATCCAATATAAGAGGGACCCCATCTACACCGCCAAAACCTGCTTTATGGGAACCCTCAATGTCATGGAACTTGCGAAAAGGAAGAAGGCGAGGGTCCTCATCGCAAGCACATCGGAAATCTACGGAGAACCCAAGGAACATCCACAGCACGAAGACTACTACGGAAATGTGAACACCCTCGGTGAGCGTTCGTGCTACGACGAGGGAAAGAGGATAGGTGAGACGCTGGCGATGGACTTTCACCGAACCCACGGCGTCAACGTGAGAATAGCCCGCATCTTCAATACCTACGGACCGAGAATGTCCAAACACGACGGGAGGGTCGTCTCCACATTCCTCGCCCAAGCATGTAACGATAAACCATTAACCGTGATGGGCGACGGTTCTCAAACACGCTCCTTTCAGTATGTCACCGACTGCGTGGAGGGTCTCGTCAGGGTCATGGAGTCCGAGCATACCTGCCCGTTCAATATAGGAAACCCAGAGGAAATCACCATCAAGGAACTCGTGGAAGTGATGGAAAGGGTCCTCGGAAAGAAACTCGAGGTGAGGCACATAGACATGACCGAAAATGACCCCACCCGAAGGAAACCCGACATCACCCGCGCAAAGGAAAAACTAAACTGGGAACCCAAAGTGTCACTGGAAGAGGGACTTAATTATCTTTTATATCATTAAATGGCGGAACATGAAGGTCACGAGGGATGCAATAAAACGGAACCCGTTGCCAATTGGAAGTGTATTTGGTTCACCTTGGCGCTGGCAGGGGGATACTGGTTCCTTCCTCCACAGAACAAGTGGGTGCTCCTAAGTCTTCTCTACTTTCCCTATATCGTTTTGGCTTGGTATGACCACTGGTATCAGTGCAAGAGGAACCTTGGTCCCACCTACCTCGCCATGTTCTACTGGTGGGCAAAGCCGAAGGACAGCGATCAAATCAAGGCCTATAAGAACTGGTGTCCCGATATCAAGAAAAGAGTATTCATGGTAGATCTCGTAATATTGGGGTTAGGTGTCCTCGCCCTCCCATGGTTCCTAGCGTGGAAACCCTAGTGAATTAAGCAAAATAACATAGCCGTTATGAGACATACGGACGCACTTACTTTCTCGGAAATATACTCGTTCCTCTCGGGGACTGTCCTTTCCGTCACACTAAGTGTCACCTCCCTACACATGGGACAGGTTTGGT